ACTTGAGCGAAGGATTCAAACGTCGGAAACATACCTGCATAATTCTCCCAAATCCGCTTTCTATTCGCAATATAAGGTTCACGCAAAATAAATACATAATCAATATTTGTACGCAAATTTGGTGGAATACCTAAAGGATACTGCATCGTAATAATTAACATCACTTTCCAGTGCCGCCCGTTCATAAAAAGCAAGCGCATCATTTTATCTCGTGTCCAGGTAGCATCATACAAACAATCATCAAGAATGACAAATGCCCGTGGGTCAATATTTGATCTTTTATATTGGTCCATTTCTTTTTTCACCTGTTTTAAGACTGTTTTCTGGCGCTTTAAAATATTTTCAATAATAGCGGTATTATATTCATCATGAATAAAAAGTTTAGGAACGTGTGAACTATAAAAACCGTTTCCTGCTTCTGTGCCCGAGATAACAGTGCCGATGGGAATATCTTGATGATAAAAGAGGAGATCACGTACGAGGTAACTCTTACCTGTATCACGCCGTCCAATTAATACGACAACGGGACCTTTATTTTCATCGGGTCTAAAGCTGATATGTTTCATATCAAATTTTTTCAGTTCTAAAGTCATTTATATTTAGAATACTTTTAGATAATAATGAATCATTACGCTCCGCACACAACCTTTAAAAAAGGTTGAGCCAAAAAGCACTTTTAGGAAAATACTTTTAGGAAAAGCATATTTTTGCTGTACTTTTCCTAAAAGTACGTATTAGTTTAAATATCATTATAATAAATATAAAACAGAATTAATGGAGTTCACATACAAAAAACACGATAATAGTAAATTATTTTCATCTTTAGAAAAAACTGGATTAGGCTTAAAACAAATACAGAATTATATTCCCTTATATAATAATTTTTTTGCCTTGACAGATGCTAACTGGAATAATATTAATCTGAATAATAAACTATATTTATATTCTATCAAAGACAAAGAAACAGACAATATTGTAAATGGTATTTTAAAAGATATTAATGGAAATTCAAAGTTAAAAAATTCAGTATTCTTCAAATATAGTCCTTTACTTGATCCGCTAAAATATATAATTGGAAAATATGATATCGAGGATAAAAATTTATTAAATTTACCTTCTTTTACCAATCAAAATAACTTCCATGAGAAATTAAAAGATAACAATAACTCTGCCTATATTGATAGTTTTTTTTCTTATTTAACTAGCACATTATTGCATACGCATGGATTTCTAAATGGTCTTGATTTTTATGGTTCTTTTCTCTCTATTAAGGAAAAATACCCTGTAAATATCTATGATGATATTGAATATATTGATGAATTTGACTTTTTCCACAAGAATAAAGATGTTCTCTTTAGTGTAGATGAATCATATACTGATATGGTTGGAAACGATACACGTAATTATAAACAAAAAATAAATGTAGTAAATGAACAAGTAGAATTACAACTATCGGATTTAGAAGATTTAACTCTTGTGGGGCAAGCAGAAATCCCGATTCTAGAAGTAATCGATTTAACTAACCCAGATGTTATTTATGTTAATGAAAAAGCAGAGGAGAGAAAGGAGTCCAAAAAAAATATTATATCTAGGTCTAAATCTAGTTCCTCATCATGTTCTTCACGTTCTTCAAATTCATCTATTGGTGATGAATGTGATGATTTAAAAGATGATGATTTAAGTGAAGAAGAATTAGAAGATGATGATTTAAAAGATGATTGTTTAAAAGATGATGGTTTAAAAGATGATGGTTCAGATGGTTATTCATCTATAGATGGCGAAGAAGTCATTGTTAAAATTAAAGAATTTCCTGTGCAAATAATTGCCCTAGAATGTTGTGAAGACACCTTAAATTCACTTATTGAAGATGATGAAAATCCATTAAATGATGAAGAATGGGAATCCATTGTAGTACAAGTTCTTATGTCTCTCATAACGTATCAAAACGTCTTTGGTCTTACCCACAATGATTTACATGCAAATAATATTATGTATACCAATACAGATAAACAATTCATCTATTATAAAGTCGATAGTACATATTATAAAGTCCCTACCTTTGGTAAGTTATTTAAAATAATCGATTTTGGTAGAGCCATTTATAAATTCAAAGGGCAGCTTTTATGCAGTGATAGTTTTCATCCGAAAGGTGATGCAGCTACGCAATATAACTTTCCTCCTTATTTTAATTCTAAGAAACCTCTAGTGGAACCCAACTTTAGTTTTGATTTATGCCGATTAGGCTGTTCTATATATGACTATATTGTAGATGATGTAAGTGAAGAATCAACAATTACGTCACCCATTATGAAAATAATTATGGATTGGTGCAAGGATGATAAAGGCAGAAATATTCTTTATAAGAAAAATGGTGATGAGCGTTATCCTGATTTTAAACTGTATAAAATGATTTCAAGGAAAGTGCATTCACATGTACCAATTAATGTGTTACGTAATGTTTACTTTGATAAGTTCAAAGTTACGAAGAAGAAGATACCGAAAGAGAAGAATATTATTAATATTGATGAAATGCCTTGTTATATGTGAGATAATTTATTCATTACCAGAATTTGTGTTTATATTTAACAAAAAAACTTTACCTTGTTCTTCGCCAGCTTCAATAAGTTTTTTTCTCAAATCAGTGCTAGATAAAGCTGTAATCCAATTACTAAATCCTGTAAATCCTTCTAAATTACAGCGTACAGTATTTATAATTTCTCTTTGTTTATTGTCACTGGATATTTCACAATGCATTTTTTTCATCAAGTGAAACATATAATCTAATATAGAAGATTCAATAGTAATCTTATCATGTAAATCTTTATTTTTATTTTTATTCCATATATTTGTAAAAGCTAACACATCATTAGGATCTACATCACCTTCTTGATCTAGACAATCATTTAGAGGAAAATTATTTAATAAACCACCATCAATAAAACAATCCCCGTCAATGCATACAGGTTTAAAAATAAATGGGTAAGATGTGCTCATACATAAGGCTTTTATAACTGATAGTTCTGGGTGAGTTGTATGTGATAAATCTACTTTAGAGAGAAATTCTGAATTGATATTTGTACTATAAATATGTATATCAATTTTATTAAACTCATATAGTTCTTTCAAAGTACAGTTTTCATTTAAATCTTTCGCACATAATAAAGGTTTTAAAGCTTCTAGTAATATTTTCTCTCCAATTAATCCTTTTTCTTCATATGCTGATAAGACCGTTTGAGCATTTATTGCAAATACTTTTTCCCAAGGACGTTTTATAAAGTAGTCATCTAACCAGTCCAATTCATAACCAAGCGATACAACTACACCCATGAAGGCTCCAATTGAACAACCATAGATACTTTTAATATTTTTTAAGTTCCAAAAATCCATTTTTGATAAGTATTTTAATGCACCATAATTGACTAACCCTGCAGGACCACCACCACTAAATACTAAATGTTGAATAGTATTTGTCATCTTAGTTGTCATCTTAGTTGTCATCTTAATCTAATAAGAGTTAAACTTTTATATGTTATTAAACCTAATAAATTTTTCTTTTATATTATAAGTAATGGATACTATATTTACCTTAGGTGATGAGAATGATGAACAAGTTAAGTTGAATTTAGATGATTTATATGAGAGAAAACAACAACATGATCTAAATACTCTTTCCACCTATAATAAAATACTCAGTCGGATCCATAATAAAATTAAAGTCTTATCGAGACAACATATTAACGATCAGCATTGTTGGTATACCATACCTGAGATGATTATTGGTGTGCCACGCTACGACCACGGCGGCTGTACGGCATATATTATTGATAAACTAAGAGATAATGGGTTCGTAGTGCATTATACACACCCAAATTTATTGTTCATTTCTTGGAAGAGTTGGGTACCAAATTATGTCAGAGCAGAAATAAAGAAAAAAACTGGTGTAGTTATAGACGGTTTTGGTAATAAAGTGGAAAAGAATGAGGATAAAAATGGTCCTGCGGTGAGTAGCGATCCCAATGATTTAATGTTCAATAATAGTAGAGGCAATTTGACAATTGAAAATAAGGCTGGAAAAGAATACAAGGCGATTGATTCCTATAAACCGAGTGGTCTTATCTATAATGAAAGTCTTTTGAGAAAAATCGAGGATAAAACAACACATTCAAAAAACAACCTTTTAGGAAAAGGTTGAGCCAAAACACACAACCAACCTTTTAGGAAAAGGTTGAGCCAAAACACACAACCAACCTTTTAGGAAAAGGTT